CGCGATATGTTTCGCGCGTGGTGGGCTTCAGCCCGGCCCAATCCTTGGAGCGATAGAAGCGGGTGATCAGATCATCGAAGCTGCCGGCCTTGATCCGTGCGGCGCCAATATCGATACGGCCCTCTGTCAGCCAGCGGTGATAAGCTTCGGTGAATTCGGCGGTGCCTGGCGCAGCAGTTATGTAGATCGTGGCCCAGCCTTGTCGGCGCAGGCGGATTCGCTGCTTGCCATGCCGATCGGCAAAGGAGCTGGCATAGAGGGGCAACGCCCTGCTCACTGTTCGAGGTCTGCCCATTCGCCCGCTTTTCCTACTCTCTCGGCCTGCCCGGGGATGATCACAATTTTGCCAGTCGGATCTATCTCGATCTTGGCAATGCCATAGCCAGCCTTGCGTAGTCCCGAAGCCGCCTTGGCAAGGTCCGCCTCGCGGAACGATGGACGCCTCATTGCCCCGCACCTCCGCCAAGGCGCGCCTTCAAGCCGGAAGCAAGCGCACCCAAGTTTAGGATAATCAGACTCGAGTGACGAATGGGCCCCTCCGCAGGAGGCTCGACCCAAACCCATTGCCCACTAGGATCCTTGGTCACAGCCATTGTCCCGTGATCATCCTCGAAGTCTATTGCACGACAGATCTGCGAGACATCCGTCCCGCCGCGCATCAGTAAATCTCTCGTCGCCTCAGCCTCCGTCAACTCGGTCCCTGCAAGACGACTTAGGTAATCGCCGTCTGGATCAGATACTGCCAAGAGCACCTCTCCAAGATTCCGCCTTGGAAGCGTTTCGTAAACTTCCAAGGCGGACCGAAGAGACGCAACCAGCCCACGCATAGCTTCCACGTTCAAACCGAGATGCCGGAGCTCCTTAAGGAGCACAGCCAATCTCACTTCGCGCATCGTGAAACGATTGTGCTTTCTGGTTTCGCGCGTCACCGGCTCGAGAAGGCCAGACCGAATCCAGAATACTACCGCATCCTGATCGATCGCCACCGCATCAGCCAGCGCACCACGCGAAAAGGTATCTGTATGAGCCATGGGCTACAAATAGGACTAAAAGTCCCATTTGTAAATGGGACTTTTAGTCCTGTTTTCCACCGCAGACACCCGCCTCGGCATCGGCCAAACGCTGGCAATCGCGCTGCAGCGCTTCGAAGATCGAAAGCCCGCCAGGCAATTCCATTTCGATCATGCCCGCCAGATTGTCACCATCGGCCATAGCTTCGAGCTTGGCGGCCAGCGCCGTCGCGGTCGATATCGATTCGATGAACATGGCGTCGCGCAGATCAGAAGCGCGATCGGCCAGCAGTTCGCCTTCCGGTTCATCACCGGCATAAGGCCCGGATTCGAAGGCGTCCTCAGCCTCGCGCCATTGCTCGTGCAAGGCCCAGAATGCCGCATCTTGTGCGTAAACGGCGGCGATGGACGCGGAACGGTTGAACGGACCAGCGCCTGGTCCTACGGATTCGTCAGCCATGATAACCCCTGAACGGTTGTTGTGGACGCGGGCCGATCACCGTTGGCGCGGTGCTCGGCCCGATCGCAGCATATGCCGCTTAGAGCCCGCTGGCAATTGTGGCTCGATCAGCCCTCTCGCCCGCCCTTGATCACTTCGAGACCGCTATGCGGGCGCACCCTGAAAGGGCGCTCGTCAAGGTGCGCGGCAAGCGCATGAATATGGGCCATGAGGTTCGCATCATCATGGGCAAACCGCCGCAGCGTGTTGGCAACTTCGCCCTCGGCAAGAATGCCCTTTTCTACCAAGATGTCATGCAAAGCGTAGAGCGCCACCGCCAGCGAGGTGACGGCCGCTGCCGGGACTTGCGCGCTCACCAGCTAAGCCTCCGCGAATTGGTTCGCACCACCTTGTTGAAGCCTATCTCGCCGCCGGCCTGTGCTGCAATGCTACCGACTCTGTTCATCTGGCTGAGCAGATCCTGCGTCATCACCGCGCCGCGCAGATCGAAGTAAGGCGCACTGCCGCCAGGACCCGTGCCATTGCGATAAACCGATGTGCCGCGCGGCAAGTTTACGATCTCAGGCCCGCGCTCGCCCACCATGGCAAGGCCACCAGGGTGAAAGCTGGTCCCGCTGGCATAGCCCGGAATTGCGTTGAACTTCGACGCCAGCTTTTTGCCAAACAGCCCATTGCTGGCGAGCTGCGAGAACAGGCCGACCGCCGAGCCGAGAATGTCAAGGAAGTCCCCGTTGCGGATCGAGCTCGACAAGCTCTGCAGCGACGACACGGTATCACGAGCCATATCAGCAAAAGACTTGGCAATGCGCACGGTCTGCGTGTCGGTTTGGTCCGCCGTATCTTCGACGGCCTTGTTCACCTGTGTTAGCGACTTCTGCATTTCCTCGGGCAGATAGAGCAGCACGTCCGACATCGGCGCGCGCAGGCCCGGCGTCATCCCGGCGAAGGTTCCCGCCGCGCTGCCGAATAGGCCGTTGTCGTTGCCATAGCGGCTTAACAGGCCTTGGCCGCCCCGCTGATAGGCCGCGCCCGAGTGCATGGGCAATCTACCGCCGCTATTCGGTACCGGCGCCGCACCCCCGCCGCGCGCCGCTGGCGGCTTGTTTAGCGGATTGCCGTTTTCGTCTACGCCCTTATACCACCCAAGCAAGCTAGCCGTGCCTTTGGGAAGATCGCCCGAATTCTCCAACTTTTTAAGGTACTTGGTCACACCAAGATCAGGTTTTGAGGTTTCTTGGGCAAAGCGGCTAAGCCAGTCAACCGCCTCACTCACTTTGGGAATGAGCTCGGCGAAAGCATCTGCCAGCTTGATGATGGCATCGGCATTTTCCGCCACCGCAATGGCGATCTTTGCAGTAATCACTCGGTTGAGGCTGGCCATCTTGTCCGACGCTTCATCGGCCTTGTTGATCAGTGCATCGCTCATCACGATACCAAGTTTCTGTGCGTCCTCGCGCAGCGAATTGACGCCCCGGGCGCCGTCAGCCATCAAACTCCCCATTTTCTGGCCGCTCTTGCCGAACAGCTCGACCAGCACCGCAGCGCGTTCCGCTGGCGAGCCCAGGTTCTGCAGCGCCGTCGCCAACTCGGGAATGATGTCGCCGGCATCCCTGACGTTGCCATTGGCATCGCGCACCGAAATGCCGAGCCGCTGGAACGCCTGCACCTGCTTCTTGTTGCCTTCCACCGCCATGCCGATCGTGCGCGTCAGCTTGGCGAGGCCGTTGTCCATATCGTCCTGACTGATGCCCACCTGGTCAGCGGCATAGCGATATTCCTGCAGCGTCTTGGTCGTCACGCCGAGCTGCTGCGCCGTCTCGCCCAGCGAGGCCGCATAATCGAGGCCTGCAACAACCGCGTCCTTCAGCTGGCTGACGATGGCTGTAGCGGCAAAGGCCGAAGCGCCCGCCACCAGCGCCTTGGTCATTGAACCGACCTTGAAGCCCGCGCGCTCGGCCTTGCTGCCCAGCGTATTGACCTCCGCCGCCGCGCGCTTGGCGCCGGATTCGAACGCAGCGGAATCGAGGCCCAGCGAAATGCGCAGCTGGCCGATGAATGAACTCATAAAATTTTGCTCCAAATGGAGAACCGGCTGCGGGCCCCGGAGAGAGCACCGCAGGCGGGAACGGCGCACGTTGGGAACCGTGCGCCGCTCAAGGGGGCTTAGATCAGGGCAGGATGCCCTTAAGCTGCGAGAAGCTTTCCTTGTGCGCGAGCTGCACATCCATGCGAGCATGGACCGCCAGGGCAACCTGCCCGTTAGCGGCGTAGAGCTGATCGAGCATTTGGATCGAAATGCTTTCGCGCAGGCCGATGTAAAGCTGCGAGAAGTCACCGAACACGATCGAACTGCAGGTCGTCCCCGAGCCCTGCGTCTCCGCGATCGGCGCAGACGTAGTGAGCAAGCGCGGGATTCTGGCGATCATTTCAGGCACCGTCAGCGGGTTGGACTGCGAGTCCTTCAGCTTGGCCAGGCTGGCACCGGTGCGGGGATGCATCACCATGCCGGTCGGGTCCGCCGCGTTGTCCAGCTGCATCTCGTAAACCGCGTCGATCAGCTTGTCGTAGCTCGCGAGCTGCGCGCCGTTCGTGCCCATCGAGACAGAGTTGATGCCGCTTGTGTTGATGATGCCGGTCGGACTGTTGCTGCTGCCATCGCCGTAGATCGCAGCGCGATCCATTTCGAGGCTCATCGCCTTGACCAGTGCGTTTTCGATCATCGCGCCGCCGTTGACGGTATCGGCGAACAGTTCGCGCGAAATCTTCACGATACCCGCAAGCTACTTGGCGGTAAGAAGCACGCGCCCGAAAGTCGGATCACCTTCGGCAAGAGCCGCGTTCTCTGCGCGCCAGCCAATCGTCGGATCCGTTTCGAGCCGCGCGATCGCCATGGTCTGACTTGCCATCGGAACCGTCATCGCACCGGCGCGGATCACCACCGACTGTGCGCGCAGCCGATCGATGAACCAGGACGCCAGCGGTGCCGGCACAGTATAGCCGCCAGCGCTGCTTGTGCCTTCCGAAAGCGCGCGGCGTTCCAGATCATTGCGGGCGCCGGTAATCATCGCGCGGACGGCATCGCCCAGGCCCACGCCTTCGTGGCGCTCGCTGGAAAGGGTATCGCGGGGCGACAGCACGCGCACCGCGCGGCCTTCCGCATCGACCCAGCCCGAACGGTTCTCACCCGCCCAGCGGGCTGCGAGATCGCCATCACTGCCGGACTGGTCCCCAGTCACCGAGCCATTGGAACCAGGGCGACGGTTTTCCGGTTCGCCGCCGGCCACACTGCGGCTGCGCTCCTCATCGATATCGATCACGATGTGATCGAACTTCCGCATAAGGGTTTCATGCTGGCGCGCCAGCTCGGCCGTGCGCTTTTCATCAGTGCAGGCTTCAAGATCCTGCAGGACGCTGCGCGCATCATCGATGATGCTCAGGCGCTGGCGTTCCAGCTCAATCAGCTTTTTCGATTTCATGTCTCTCACTCCGGCGGCGTGCACGTGACTGCCGCCCACTAGGGGTTGCAAAGTCACGCTGCCGCTTCGGAGCGAGACACTCGGCCAAGCATTTTAGGCGCTTGCCGGTGGAACGGATTTCCGTTGCCAATGTTCTACCATGAAGCGCGAAACAAATCAATGTTTCTGATGTGTTCCCAACTCCGCCGCTTCAATCCGATCAGCAATATCGCGCAGCCTCTCGACCACTTTGAATGGAGAGCCCAGCGCCTGCCCGATCACCTCGGCCAGCGCGCCGCCTGCCACGTTGGCCAGGTCGTCAGGATCAATCCGTCGCGAACTGGCGAAGGCGAGCACGGCAGTTGCGACACCGTGCGCCGCTTCGATGAATTCTTCCTCGGTCAGTTTCATTGTGCTTCCCCTTTGTGGTCTCGTGCTTCAGCGGCTTTCTGGCGCAACCTCCGCCGCAATATCCGGGCGAGTGCCGGCGCCTTGGCCAGCGGTGCGATATGGCGTGCGCAGACCGGCTGCAGGTTTCGGCGCGCCATCCGCCCGCCCATATCGAGCGGCACGATTGGCGCGATCGTGACCGCCCGCACCTCCTGCCCTGCATGCGCGCAAACCCTGCAATGGGGCTCTGTTCGCAGCACCACTGCGCGCACCCGGTCAACCTTGTTCGACATGGACTCTTCTCCTGCAGCCGCTCCTGCGGCACTTCGAATTGAACGCCGCCGCCAGCCCAGTTGCTCCCGGTAGTGCAGCGCCAGTGTCGGCTCAGTGATGTGCAGCGCCGCCGCGATCGTCGGCAGCGTTGCGCCGCCCTCGCGAAGCTTGCGCACCCGCTCACGCATGGCGTCGGTTGGCTTGTGGCGCGGTCGCCCCTTCCGCCCGTGGTGCGGGTCGATCAGGATACCGAACAGGTCGTGATCGGCCTGCGTGTTCATTTATTCGACCCCGCCGAAACGCCCTCGCGCTGAGCCGTTCCGGCTTCGTTGCGCGCTCGACAAGCCCGCCAGAGGCGCGGCAGACGCGTGCGGGCGACGCGGGCAACGCGCGCGGGCCCCATGTCCGGCACCGCGCCCAGCAACGCCCGGAGCGCTCCGGCCCAATCCCCCAAGGCCACCGCCCGTCCCGAAATCACGCATGCGAGGAAAAAACTCTCCAAATGAG